CTTGAGAAATCATAATCCCATATACCGCCGCCATATACGGCTGGCGCGGAACTGGTTATAGTGAAGAACCTGTCCCCATCATTGGAGCCATAAAAAGTGAACGTCGCAAGGCATACGGCCTGTGAAGACGGGTGCAGGGTATAGGTTTGCGTGCCGTCGGTGGGCTTGCTGGACCCCATTATAATGAAATCACTTGCCTGCGACTTTACCGCGGTTGTGGCAAGCTGGACCACATTCGCGCTTACTGGAATAGCAAAATATGTCGTCCCCGTAACCAATGGAGGCGGAACATTACCGGGATTCCCGGTTATAGACACCGGCACGCCCATAGTCAGCCCATGCGCGGTTATGGAGATATTCCCCGATCCCGAGGTATATGCGTTAGTGCTAAAAGTTACATTTGAAAAAGTAACGGACGACATTGTCATCACGCTGGATATTTTATCCGCGTCATAGCTGCCGGGGCTGACATAATAATTACGGGTATAAGTCAACCCACCCTCATTAGCCAGTGTACCGTTGGTGGTTTTATTGGCGCCGCCGACACGCACAAACGAAGCGTCTGCCGCATAACCGACATTAACGGCCAGTATAATCACGGCCATTAATCCGAGTATATTTTTCATTGGTTATCTCCTGCCGAAAATATTACTAAGATTTATCCCCTCCCGACCCCATATAGAGGCCGGGAGAGGTTGCTGTGTTACGCTACCGTGGTTATCGGAGCGAACATATCCTGGGTTATCAGAATAACCCCGCAGGACGGATTAAGTACGGCAGCTGCCGCCCTAACCTTATACGACAGCGTTGAATACAATTCAAACGCGTCCGCAGTTTCTTTCGGCTTATGGAATATGAACTTGATACCGCCATCCAGCTCGGTCATGCCTAACGCACCCTCGCCGCAGATGAACGATATGTTCAGGTTCTTCCCACGATTATCTATCAGCGATCCCTCAAACCGAGGCATATTCGCCGATTCGATAAACGCCACGTTATGCACCGTAGCCACCTGGTGCTTATACATGGATTCCGTAACGCCCTCTTTGAAGCCCTGGACCCATACCTTGTAGTCCGGGTTGCGGAGCATAGTACCGGTACAATTCGGGTGAATTATGCCGGCATATTTACCATTCGCAAACGGCTTCACATTGAGCCTACGGAGCCTGCTGACCGCCTTATTCACGGCTATAGGCCCCATCGAAGCGGACATAGACGTGGTAGCGCCAGAAGCCGCGTACGTAGCGGACAGCTTGGCTCAGGACGTTCCGAACACAACAGGGAAACCCCACCGCAGAGCGATAGAGTTGGTCCCGGTATCGGCGCAGAACGAAGAAGCGGTCGAACTCATCCACCCGGACATTATCGAGCTGGTACATCTCGCGCTATTTCCGGTATGGATAAACAACTGCTTGAGCGCCGCGAACTGGACGATATTATCCACCGTCAAGGCCGCAGAGTTTTCGAGCATTGCCAGCGCACCCGGCTCCACCGGGAGAACACTGGTAAGTTCCAGGGTATCCGTGTATCTGATACCGCGCCCATAAGACGCAACAGTCGCGGATACTTTCCGGGACGATAGCGCAGTAGTGGCGTTGGCAGACGCGGAATACTCTGACAGGTTGCTGGAAGCGGGACCGATCTTGCGCCACGCGTTCCATGTTACCGATGTACCGCTGCCGAGCGGCAAAGGCTTTTTTTCCGTAATGGGATAAAAAGCCACTTCGTCGAACAAAGTTACCAGAGCTTTACGCTCAAAATAACTCATCAACAGATTACTATTGCTAATACTACTTGAGTCAGGCATTGTTAGGCCAACACCTATTTTTTCTACCTGCTGTTAAAGGCAGGGAAACCAGCCCTGATAAACCATTTCTCGCGCTCATTAACAGGGCGCTTATTTATAAACTCCAGTTTCTGATCGTCAGTCAATTTATCGAATATAGCTTCCGGGCTGATTCTAGTCTGGCTCGCCGCCTGGGTTGTCGGCACGGGTGCCGATACTCTGGCCGTGGGAGTAGGTGTTAAAACCTGCGGGCTAGACTGTGAAACGACTTTATTACCCTGATGATGGATATACGCGGCTTTGTAGGGTTCGGCGGCATCCCACATATAGGGCTGTGCGTTGAGGATATTGATCAATGTTTCCATTCCCTCCGGGGTGTATACCCAGGGGTCTTTTTTACCAATAGCCTCAAGCTGGCTCTTTGTTGAATTATCCGCATTGACCTGTTCCAGGTTGGTTATCTTCGCTTGTGCCCGCTCAAATGCGGACTCTTCGGCGGCGGTAAACAATTTAACCAGAACAGTTTCCAAACCTTGCGCCTCGATATCTTCCCTTATCTTTTGAGCAAAGGGAACATTTACGGGGATTTCAGGTTTAGGCGCGATAGCCGCAGGGGGGTTAATATACGGGTTTGCCTGTGCTTTGACCTCGTTTATTTTACGCTTCAACTCTTTCTCTTTTTCAAGGTACTTGGCTAAAGCGGCCTCCGCGTCTATCGTTGATTTCGCTACTTTCGCTACGTCTATCTCACCGGTGGGTGTCTGGAACTTCTCCGGTACTACTACTGGTTTAGTCGCTTCATTCGTTACCGCAGCCGGGGTTTCCGGTTGTGCGGGCGGTGTCGGCGGAACTATTGTCTGCGCGTCCGTCTGCGGAACACTTAACGGCACGCCCTGCTCTGCCGCCAGCTTGGCTATATCAGCGGCGAAGTCCTCGGGCCTAAACGATAATTTCTTATCGGGGACCGGGGTAACAACTGGCGTTACAATCATTTCTTCCACAGGCGTTATTGTTATTTCTTCTGGCATTTTCTTTTTCCCCTGATTGCCCACTATGGGGTCAGTTTAATTTAACTACTTTAGGCCCTTACGGGTTGCTAAATTTATATACCGAGCTTAATTTCAGAGTCCAGCCATTCCTTTATGCTCTTGAGAGCCTTATATTTAGCTTGCGCGTCATACGCGGCTTTGCTTGTCTTTTTTTCAACAGGTAGATCTATAAATCTGGACCAGCCCAATGCTATCTCATCATCAATATGCGCCATCAATATTCTGCCGCCAGGGCTGGATTTCATATGGCCTAATTCGTGGGATATCTTTTTACGTTCTTCGGTTGTCATTGTAACC